ACATCGCAGACGTTGCAACCAAAATTATGGGAACTGGTAATGCTGATGTTGAGGATTATAAAAAAAACTAAAAAATGACACTGAGCTACATAATATCTTTGCTTTGGCGGAAAAGCTCTCAAAATCAGCATCTGAAATAATGCAAATGTCTGTGCAAGAATTCAATATGTGGTTAGCATATTATGAGATTCAACAAGAAGAAAAAGAAAGAGATCACAGGCTACAACAGGCAAGAAGGTAAATGGCAACAAAACAAGTAAATATAGATATTATAGCCAAAGACAAAACCAGACAGGCTATGAAGTCAGCCACGATGGGTGTCGAAAGATTAAAAAACTCAGTTTTTAATTTAAGAAATGCATTAGTTGGATTAGGAGCTGGTCTTGTTGCTAAAAGCTTTATTGACACTGGAAGGGAAGTTGAAAGACTCCGAGTCAGATTTAAATTTCTTTTTGATGAAGCGGGAGAAGGTGAAAAGGCATTTAAGGGTCTAATAAAGTTTGCAAGTCAAGTTCCATTCAGTTTAGAGGAAATACAAAGAGGGTCTGCTAACCTTGCAGTTGTTTCCAAAGACGCTGATGAGCTAAATAAACTACTTAAAATCACTGGAGATATTGCAAGTGCCTCTGGTTTAGATTTCCAAACAACTGCCGAGCAAATTCAAAGAACATTTGCTGGAGGTATAAACTCCGCTGATTTATTTCGAGAAAGAGGTGTTCGAGCCTTATTAGGTTTTGAGGCGGGAGTTGCCATAAGTGCAGAACAATCAAGAGACCATATTTTAAAAGCATTTGAAGAGGGATCACTATCTGTCGTTGGTGCAAGTTCCGTCATGGCAAAGACCTTTGATGGAACATTATCGATGATAGGAGATAAGTTTAATTTATTTAAAATGGCAGTTATGGATTCTGCACCTTTTGATTTCTTAAAGTCCGGTGCGATGTTTATTGAAAAAGAATTAGAAAAAAACTTTGGTGGAATTGAAAAAGCGGGGGAAAGACTAGGTGTCGCAATAGTTGGTGCTTTGAAAGACGTTTTAAGGTTTGGAGCAAAAACCATAGATTTTCTGATGCCACTTTTCAAATTTGTTAAAAATTCAGTTATTAACTTAATTGAGTTTGCACAGGGTGTACCACAGCCTTTTGCATCCGTCGGAATTATTGGATTTCTTATGCTTGGCACAAAGGGAAAACTCTTAGTGGCTTTTATAGGTGGCATCATTGATGAAATAAGAGAAACTGTTGGATTTCTAATTCAAGGCTTAGCTACCGCACAAGAAAAACTTAACTCATTTACTTTTGGAAGGAGTCAAGAAAGAATTGATGCAGTCACACAAAGCATAAAAGAAATGAGAGAAATTGCTGAAAGACTCAAAACGCCAATAGCAGAGGTCGATGAAAAGTTTGGAGAGATTGACAAAAAAAATACATTTGAAAAACTAAAAGCAAATACAGACGTGGCTTTCGAAAGCAGTACTAAATATGCAGACTCTCTTGAAAAGATATTCAAAAAAATGGAAAAAATATCTGAAAGTAATAAAAAAGCTCAATTAGCTATTAAAAACCCTTTAGAGGGTCTTTCCGGGCAAGAGATGAATATCAAAGGTCAAGATATATTAGCACCTGGTATGACCGGATCTGAACTTTTAGATGCAAGACCAAATGAACTCGTTGCTCTTCAGAGTATGGCAGACATGGAAGTTGAAATTGCAAAAGCAACCGCAGATAAAAGATTAGAGATCGCAAAAGAAACTGCAAACAAGGAAAAAGAAATTAGACAGAAATTCATTGATGAGCAATTAGCGGTTATCCAATCTGGCAAATTTCAAGAATTAAAGTTAGTCGGTTTATCAGAGCAACAAAAAGAAGACTTAATTGTAACATCTGGTCGAACATTACTTAATCAAATTGCTCAACAAAATAAAACTGCATTTAAGTTAAACAAAGCAATAAGTATGGCAGAAGCAATACAAAATACTGCAAAGGGAGTTACGAAAGCACTCGGTGCTGGTAATATACCTATGGCAATATTAATTGGTGCTTTAGGTGCTGTTCAAATCGCCACTATAGCTAAAACAAAATATCAAGGAAGAAGGCTCGGTGGTCGCATGAACAAAGGTCAACCTTATATGGTTGGAGAGGCGGGGGAAGAGTTGGTTGTTCCGGATTCCCCAAGTACAGTCATTCCAAATAATAAATTAAATTCTGTGGGTCAGCCATTGACTGTTAATTTTAACATTAACACTGTTGATGCCAGAGGTTTTAACGAACTATTAGTAAACAGTCGAGGAACAATTGTTAACTTGATAAATCAAGCGGTTAATGAAAAGGGTAAAATGGCAATAGTATGAGTGGAGCATTACCAAAAACTAATTTTACAGCTATCAACGTCAAAAGTAACCAAAAGACTCTATTAAGCGAAACTGACAGTGGGAAAACATTTAGAAGGCAAATACAAGGTCAAAGATTCAGTTTCACAATACAATATCCACCTATGACAAGATCAGAATTTGCTCCAGTAATGGCATTTGTCATGAAACAAAGAAGTCGCAAAGAAAACTTTACAGTTACTTTCCCTAGTTATTTAAATGCTCTCGGAAATGAAACAGGAACTTTATTAGTCAACGGATCACATGCAGTTGCAGACACCACCATTGCAGTTGATGGGTTTGCCGGAGATGGTGCCGGGAGACTTAAAGCGGGTGATTTTATTAAATTTGCTCATTCAAAAGTTTATATGGTCGTTGAAGATGCAACCTCGTCAAGTAATGCTTCAACTATAACAATAGAACCTCCTTTAAGAGAAACATTAGCAAATAACAGTTCTGTGACTTATGATTCTGTACCTTTTACAGTTCATCTTACAAGTGACGTTCAAGAGTTTAGATCTGGTCAAAATGACAAAGATGGAAATTTGCTTTTTACTTATGAGTTCGATGTTATAGAGAGTTTATAGATGGCGAGAGGCTTAACCAGTTCAGTCAAAACCGAATTAGCCACAGGCAATATTGATCCAGTGCTTTTGATTGAGCTTGGCTTTGGAACACCGGTCTATTTGACAAACGCTAGTTTTGATATAACGTCAAGTATTTCTGGTAGCTCAAGAACATATCTTTCGAATGGACATCTCAAAGGCATAACGGGCGTTAGTGAAACTAATACTCCTTCTAAAAATTCACTCGTGGTTTCGCTTTCTGGTGTTGATCAAACATATATAGCAATTGCTTTAAATGAAAATATAATCAACGATAATGTTTTTATATATAGAGGTTTTCTAGATTCAAACCTTGCATTAATATCTGATCCTTTTCTTTTGTTTTACGGAACAATTGATGAATATAAAATTAGTGATAACACAACTACTGCATCCATAAATCTTACAGTTACATCTCATTGGGGAAATTTTAGTAAAACGAATGGAAGGACTACAACCGATAATTCACAAAAAAGATTCTTTTCCTCTGACAAAGGCATGGAGTTTTCAGCTTTGACTGTCAGAGACATAAGGTGGGGTAGAGAATGACCAGTGTTCATTTATACCAAGCGGAAATAAAAGACTTTCATGATGTTTACGATCTTTTGATCGAGTTTAAACACGATGAGCTTGATCATTTAGATTTACCAAATGTGGACAGAACCAAACTTACATCTTTTATAAATACAGTTTTAAAAAAAGGAAAAATTATTTTATTAAAGGATTTAGACAAAGAAATGATTGTTGGATGTTGCATATTTCATAAAGCTGAGTTTTGGTTCAGCAAACAAATGATGATAAATATTCAAGTTTTATATATCAAAAAACAATTCAGAAATTATAAGCTTTTGAAGACAATGATTAATAGTGTTAAAAAGATAGCAAAGGACTTACCGATTGTTTTAAGTGTGACAACAGGTTTAAAAATAGATAAAGTTTTCGAAAGGCTAGGTTTTGAGAACATGGGTGGCAACTGGAGACTTAAATAAATGTGCGGTTTTATAAGTGATATTGTAGACAGCATAGTTGATATTGTTGATGATGTCGTTGAGATAGTTGTTGATGTTGTTGAAACCGCAATTGGCTGGCTTGTACCTATGCCAGATATACCAGACTTCAGTGACCAACATTCTGAACAACAAGCAAAAGGTGTATTGGTCAATAAATTCAATGCAAATGCTTATATTCCTATAGTTTATGGCACTCGGAAAGTTGGTGGTCATGTTGTTTTTTTAGAAACTTCTGGTGCTGATAATCAATATCTTTATATGGCTCTTGTTTTAAGTGAGGGAGAGATAAACAGTGTTGAAAGTTTATTTGTTAATGATAACCAGGTGACCCTTTCCGGTGCTTTGACAGATGGGACACAAAGAACAGTGGCAAGTTCTGATTCAAACTTTTATGTGGATGAAAGTCTGATAACTGTAGAAGCTCACTTGGGAACGGACTCTCAAACTGCCTCTACCTTGCTTTCAACTTTGACATCTTGGACATCAAATCACAGACTCAGAGGCTTGGCTTATTTGGCATTAAGATTCGAGTGGAATGCTGACAAATTTGGTTCACTTCCAACAGTTCAAGCTATTATAAAAGGCAGAAAAGTTTATAATCCAAATCTTGATGGCACAGTAACAGGCGGGACAGGAAGCCACCGGAAAGACGACAGTACAACATGGGAATATTCAGACAATCCAATCTTGCAACTCTTAGATTATCTTAGAAACGATAGATTTGGTATGGGTATCACAAACAGTTATTTTGACAGTAATTTTGCAGATTGGCAAACCGCAACAGATGTCTGTGACACAAATATAACTCCTTTCAGCGGAGCTAGTCAGATAGACCTTATGGACAGTCATGCAGTCGTTGATAGTAAAGTTAAAGCTATCGATAATGTTAAAAACTTTGTTAGAGGCTCTAGATCATATTTAAATTTCAGCGGTGGAAAATATAAAATCTTAGTGGAATCAACAGGTTCAGCATCTATTACTTTGACTGAAGATAATATTATTGGCGGGATAAGTGTTCAAAGCAAAAATAAAAATTCAAGATATAATAGAGTCATAGTCAATTTCACTAACCCAGATAAAAACTATCAATCTGACACCGCACAGTTTCCACCGGTTGACGAAACCGGACTTGCAAGTGCTGATCAACATGCAACGATGAAAACCGAAGATGGAGGACTTCTACTTGAAGGCAGATTTGATTTTTCAATGTTTACGAGTCCTTATCAAGCACAGGAAATGGCAGAGATAATTTTAAGAAGATCTAGATCAAGCCTTGATATATCTTTGCGAGTAGATGCAACAGGATTAGATTTGCTCATCGGAGATATTGTTAATATAACTCATGCCACACCAAGTTTTTCAGCTAAGCCTTTTAGAGTGCAAGGCATGACTATAAACACCGATCATACAGTGAGTTTGCAATGCACCGAACACCAAGATAGCTTTTACACTTTTGGTACTCAACAAGAAGTCGCAACGATCCCAGACACAACGTTACCCAATCCATTTTCAGTTCAACCTCCAGCAAGTGTGACTCTGACAGATGAACTTATTGAATATGCAGATGGAATTGTTATCACAAGATTGCTAATTACGATTGGTGCTTCCCCAGATCAATTTGTCGATAACTATGAGGTTCAAATAAAGCAAACTTTAGACCCGGATGGTAATTCGGTAACAGATTCATTTCGAGAAATTGCGGTTGGAAAAATACTGGAATATCAACATCTTAACGTGATAGACGGAGCAACGTATCAAGTTCGAGTAAGAGCAGTTAATACGATAGGATCAAAAAGCACATTTATATCAACAACTAGAGTGATCGTGGGTGGAGTTGATGCACCAAGTAATGTTGAGGACTTTGCGGTTGAGCTTCATGGTCAAGATCATCTAAAACTTACATGGACTCCCCCGTCGGCAAACAGTGACTTAGACATATCCTTTTATGAGATCAGATATCAAAACGTCACCACCGGAGCAAATTGGATCAATTCAACTAACCTTGTAAGATGCCCAAGAAGAAAATGTGACAATGCTATAGTCCCAGCAAGAGTTGGATCGTATCTAATAAAGGCGGTTGATAAAAATGGTAACAGTTCGGCAGAGGCTACGATTGTTTCAACAAATATTTCAGCAATTCAAGCCTATCAACAAATCTCATCCTTTTCAGAAGTACCTAATATATTCACCGCATCTGACCAAATGGACACAACCTTTCCTCTGGCGGTCAAAATTGATCCTTCTGGTGATACCATTTTAAGTT